TGGCCGACCTCGAGTTCCCCGCCCATACAACTCGAACAGGAGAAACGCCCACTGCCACAAAGGAACACAAGCCAAAACGGACACACATTTTGGCCTATAACCCGTCGAAGGCACCCGCTTGCTAGGCGGGCAGGCATGACAACCGACCTCATGCTTCGCGGGTTCGAATCCCGCACCATCCGCCAGCCGCCGCCGGCACCGTGCGCAACCGGCGTATGCGGCACCCGAGAAACCACCACAGACAGACGCCTCGCCGGCGGTTCTTTCCTCTTCTTCCCGCCGGCGAGCGCAGTCTGTCGATCCGTACAGGCGTTCGATTGGAGGCGTGCGTGGGCAATCCGCGGTACAGCAATGGCTATCGCCGCCGGCGCGAGCGCGAGCGGTGGCGGCACATGCGGGCCGACTGCTACATCTGCCATCGGCCCATCGACTACGAGCTCAAGGCACCGCATCCATACAGCTTCGTCGTGGACGAGACCATCGCCCTGGCGCGCGGCGGCACGCTCACGCACGACAACAGCGGGCCCGCGCACCGATGGTGCAACGCCATCAAAGGCACGCACAGTCTGGCATGGGCGCGCGAGCGCGTCGCCCAGCTCATCGCCCAGGGCAAAGCCCCGCAGCGCATCGCGCCGGTCTCGGCCGGGCCGATCCGCTGCTCGGACTGGTTCGGGGGTGGGGAGTAGACCCCACCCGGCCCCGCCGGGGCGACCACGGGCAAAGCGCCGTTTTTCCCCCGGGCTTTTTTCCACACTTGAACGGAGGCCGTCTTGGTGTCCAGAACGTCGAAGACCCCTCGCTCGAAGGGCTCGTCGAAGTCCCATAGGGTCAGCAACGCCGCCGCTTCCGGGGATCGCCGCCGTCTCCTGGTGGCGATGCGCAACCTGATCGCCGAAAAGCTCGACGAAGGGTCGATAAGCTCACGCGACCTCGCGTCATTGACGAAACGGCTCGCGGACATGAGCGCCGAGATCGAGGCGATCGACAAGGCGTCGAACGGGCACGATCCGGCCATGCAGGCCCTGGACACGGAGGACGAACGATTGGATGAACACGAGGATTGACGGGGCGAGCTGCCAGATCATCCCCGACGATTTGTACACCAGCGGAGAGCCGAGCCTCAACAGGCTCGCCGCAGCGGCGGGCGACCGGTTCGACGTCTGGCAGCGGCAGATCAACCGGATCATCCTCGCGAAAAGCGCCGACGGCTTCTGGAGCGCCCGCAACGCCGTGCTGTCGATCCCGCGCCAGACCGGCAAGACCTACGACATCGGCTGGATCGCGATACACCGCGCCGCCCGAACCCCCGGCATGCGCATCGTGTGGACGGCCCAGCACTTCAGCGTCATCAAGGACACGTTCGAAAGCCTGTGCGCGATCGTCCTGCGCCCCGAAATGAGCGGTCTCGTTGACCCCGACCACGGCATATCCCTGGCCGCCGGCAAGGAGGAAATACGCTTCCGCAACGGGTCGCGCATCTTCTTCCGCGCGCGAGAACGAGGCGCATTGCGAGGCGTCAAGAAGATCGCCCTGCTCGTCATCGACGAGGCCCAGCACCTGTCCGACTCGGCGATGGCGTCGATGCTGCCGACCCAGAACCGCGCCTGGAACCCCCAGACCATCTACATGGGCACCCCGCCCGGGCCAAGGGACAACGGCGAAGCGTTCACCCGCCTGAGGGACAAAGCGCGCGCCGGCCGCACCCACTCGACCCTCTACGTCGAATTCACCGCAGACCGCGACGCCGACCCCCTCGACCGCCAGCAATGGAGGAAAGCCAACCCCAGCTACCCCGCCCACACCAGCGACGAATCCATCGCCAACCTGTGGGAAAACCTCACCGGCGACGACTTCCGGCGCGAAGCCCTCGGCATCTGGGACGAACACGCCCTCAGCCAAGCCATCGACCGCCGCCAATGGGAGGAAGCCACCATCGACAAACGCCGCCCCGGCGGCGTCATGAGCTTCGGCATCGACATGAACCCCCAACGCACACGCCTGACCATCGGCGCATGCATGCGATACGACGACAACACCGCCCACATCGAACTCGCCGAATACCGGGACACCAACCAAGACGGCACCATGTGGGCCGTCAACCTCATCGACAAGGTCTGGGAACAAACCGCCGCGCTCGTCATCGACGGGCAAAGCCCCGCCACCGCGCTCCTGCCCGACCTCGCCCAGGCCGGCGTCACCGTCACCGTCACCGCCGCCACCGACATGGGCCGCGCCTGCGGCCGCCTCCAGGACATGCTCAGAGACGGCACCCTCACCCACCTGCCCGAAGACGGCCAACAACCACTCTGGCAAGCCGCCGCCAAAGCCACCACACGCCCCATCGGCAAAAACGGCCTCTTCGGATGGAACCGACCCGACGACGACACCGACATCAGCCCACTCAACGCCGTCACCCTCGCCCTCCACGGGGCCATGACCACCAGAAGAGACCCCACCCAAGAAACGGAGACATGGTTCTAATGCCCGCCACCGACCACAACGGCCTCGCCATCACCAACCCAGCCACACAAGACGCCTACCTCGCCGTCCAATCCGCCAACATCACCCGCATCAAAGGCGTCGAAGACGACGACATGCCCACCATCCAAAAACTCCTCACAACATGGCGCGACCACTACGCACGCAACATGCTGAGAGCCGAATACTACCAAGCCCGATACCGATACAACGGCGTCGCCTACAGCATCCCCAAACAAATGCGCGCCCTCGCCAAACCGATGATCGGATGGCCCAACAAAGCAGTCCGAGCGCTCGCCGACCTCAACGTGTTCGAGGGCTTCGACGCGCCCGACCCGCTGCAAGCGCAGGTGGACGAACTCGTGGACGACAACGCATGGGACACCGACGTCTCCGAGGCGATCACCAGCGCCTACATCCACGGATGCAGCTTCATCACCGTGTGCGAAGACCCCGACGAACCCGGCCGCATCCTCATGCTGCCCCGCTCGGCGGACTGGAGCGCGGGCATCTGGGACCGCCGGCGCCGCCGTCTCGGCTCGGCCTTGACCATCACCGACAAGGACGACAGAACCGGGCGCATCACCGCGTTCACCGTATGGCTGCCCGGCAAGGTCTACGAAATCGACGACAGCGAAGGCCCGTGGACGGCGCGGACGATCGAAACCCACCTCGACCGGCCAAGCGTCGTGCCCCTCGTCAACGACGCCCAGTCCTACCATCCGCTGGGCAACAGCCGCATCACCCGCACACTGATGAACCTGACCGACTTCGGCCTGCGAACCATGGTGCGCATGGAGGCCACCGCCGAATTCTATGCGGCCCCCCGCGTGTGGTTCATCGGAGCGTCGAAGAAGTTCACCGACGACACATGGAGCAGCATCGTGAGCGTCATGAACGGCATGCCCGCCAACAAGAACGGCGACAAGCCCACCATGCAGCAGCTCCAGCAGGCATCCATGACCCCGCACGCCGACATGCTGCGCACCATCGCCCTCATGGTCAGCTCCGAAACCGACATCCCCGTCAACGACCTCGGCATCACGATGGACAATCCCGCCTCGGCCGAGGCGATGGCCGAAGCCGAACGCAAGCTCTCCCGCACCGCCGACCGGCAAAACAAACGCTTCGGCCGCGCGTTGAAGGAAGCCATGAGCATCGCACTGGCCTATCAGGGCGCAGACCCCGACGCATTGCGCGAACTGCGCCCCATCTGGGCACCGGTCAAGGAAACCAGCGACGCCGCCCGCGCAGACTGGTACCAGAAGGTCGCATCCACCAACCCCGACTTCGCCGACAGCGACGTGGGACTCACCCGCGCCGGCCTGACATGGGACGAGATCAAGGCCCACCGGGCCTACGAGAAGCAGAAACGCACCGAAGCGGCCGTGGACACGCTACGCGCCCGCCTGCACGCCGCCGATCAGACCGCCACCGGAACGGAGGCCGAGAATGGACAGCAACAGCCTGCCGCCGAGCAACCTCAGCCCGGCGCAGCGTAAAGCGTTCAACAGCCACCTCAACGACCTGTGGGACGACTACCAGGACGAACTGTCCGACCTCATCATCGAGGCCAAGACGATGGTGCCCAACAGCCTCTACTTCGGCGATGATCCCACCGGCCAAGCCCGCCTACAACTGGAAGACTACGCGCGCAAGGCCAACCTCATCGCACAGGACTACTACAGGAACGTGCGAGCCGCATGGGCCGAAGCCGCCGGCATCACCATGCCCGATTACAAGGAGGCGCAGGTCAGCTCAGACCGCGCCTTCTGGCAGATCGTCGGCGGCTACAACAACACCATGCACGTCGGCGCGAAATTCACCGACGTCATCAACGGACGAAGCAAAGCCGGCCTGACCATGGATCACCTCTGGGCCGTCAACACGCAAGGCTACACCGAAGACGACTGGGCGCGCCTCGCCAAGGACATCATCAACGAGACCGCACGCCTCACCGGACGCTTCACCGCCCAAAACGACCCCACCCGCCCCAAATACGCGCGAGTCCCCCAAGGAAAGACCTGCGCGTTCTGCGCCATGCTCGCATCCCGAGGCTTCGTCTATGCCAGCGAGGACACCGCCGGCAAATGGAACAGATACCACCACGACTGCGACTGCAAGATCGTCCCCTCATGGGGAGAGACCAAACTCGAAGGCTACGACCCCGACAAGTTCAAGCGCATGTACAAGGCCGCGAAATCACGAGCTGGCACTTCGGAAACCAATGCCGTAATGAAGACCATGAACCACATGTTTCCCGACGAGCTCACCTCTGGGGTGTTCGAACTATCGGCCGAATGGCCCGCCGAGGTCATCCAGCCACGGGCGAAAACATGGGATCATGTCTTCGAGAACCACGGTCCCGACGCGACAGTACCCGGCAAGACCCATTTTCCGAAGGAATGGGACGAGAAGAAAATCAAGTGGGCTGTAGAGGAGACCGTCGTGGCTCCCGACCTCGTCATACCGGCTGGCAGGGAACGTCAAACCCTGTATAAGATAGTGGAAGACGAGATCGTCCGCGTGTGGCTCCAGAAAACCAGAAACACCGGCGGTCGATTCACCGTCCACACGGCACACCCAGTCGTGCCGCAGCAAAAGGAGAAGCTATGGCAACAGATTCGCAATGCGAAGCCGCATACCGGCGGCTGAGGCCATACTGCGACGTCCTTGAGGAAGCCGAGGAACTGGATTACGGCCTAGCCGCCGGCGAACAGTACTACGCCCTGAGCTGGCTCATCGCCGCGATCCTCGAAAACCACGTAACCGTGCCGCAAGAACCCCTGCTCGACGCCTTCGGACTGCTCGAAGATGAAGACAAGGACGAATACGCCTCGGCCCTCGACAAAGAACTGGCCCAGACGACATAGCGCCGGCCCATTCAAGCCACCCTCATGCGGGTGGCTTTTTCAATGCCCGAAGACGGGCATCCAAGTTTTCAGCCACCCGCACGGGTGGCTTTTTCAATGCCCGGAAAGGGCTCAACCACAAGGAGAACAACCATGTTCCTCAACCACACACCCCGTCACGTCCGATTCGTCGCGGCCCCGCCGGAAGGCGGCATGGCTTCCGGCGGGGCCGACCAGCCAGCCGCGTCTTCCGAATCCGAGGATGTCGGCGAACCGATCGACTGGGAAGCCAAATACAAGGAAGCCCTCGGACACTCGCGCGACTGGGAAAAGAAAGCGAAGGCCAACAAGGCCGCCGCCGACGAGCTGGAAAAGCTCAAGGAAGCGAGCATGACCGAACAGGAAAAGGCCGCCAAACACGTCAAGGAACTCGAAGACAAGGTCGCCTCCTACGAAACCGCCAAGCAGCGGGCCGAGTGGAAGGCGCAGGCGTCGGCCGAGACCGGCGTACCCGCCGACGTGATCGAAGGCGACAGCCTCGAAGCCATGCAATCGCACGCCAAGCGCATCCACGAGCTGCTCAACCCCAAACCCAAGGCCCCGGCCGTGCACGGCGCGGACCGCCAGCCGTCCGGCAAAGGCCCGAACGAGAGCATGGTCAACTACCTGCGCAACCTCGGCCTCTAACCGGCCAACACCTCCTCACCCCTCATCTGAAAGGAAACCATCATCATGGCACTCGACACCAGCAAGGTGCTGCTCCCCAAGGAAGTAGCCACCGCCATCACCAAGCGCGCCAAGGACACCAGCACCATCGCCGCGCTCTCCCCGAGCGAACCCCAGCTCTTCCTCGACAAGGACTACATGGTCTTCACCGGCAATTCCGAAGCCGAGGTCGTCGCCGAAGGCGCACAGAAGTCCAGCTACGAGGAAACCCTCACCCCGGTCGTCGGCAAACGCTTCAAGGTGCAGACCACCACCCGCCTCAGCAACGAGCTCCAGTGGGCCGACGAAGACGCCAAACTGGAAATCATCAGCAAAATCCAAGCCGATCAGGCCGCAGCGATGGGCCGCGTCCTCGACTACGTCATCTACCACGCCTTCGACCCCAAGAAGAAAACGACCCTCGACGGCTTCAACGCGCTCGCCAAAAGCGCGGTCGGCGTGACGGCCACCGACGACCGCGTCGCCGACATCGACAGCCTCGCCGAGGTCGTCAGCGACGAGTACGACATCAACGGCATCGCCATGTCCAAGACCATGGCGAACGAGCTGCGCAAGATTCGCGTTCCCTCCACCGGCCAGCGCTTCTACCCGGAAATCCCGATCAACCTCCAGGTCGGCAACCTCGACGGCATCCCCGCCGCCACGTCCGGCACGGTCAACGGCCGCCTCATCACCCCTGCGACCGGCATCCTCGCCTTCCTCGGCGACTTCCGCCTCATCAAGTGGGGCATGGTGCGCGACATCTGGAGCGAGATCATCGAATACGGCGACCCCGACAACACCGGCAAGGACCTCAAGGGCGTCAACCAGATCGCCTACCGCACCGAGGCCATGTACAGCTACGCGATCCTCGACCCCAAGGGCATCGCCGTGCTCAAGAAGCCGTCCGCCACCGGCAGGGCGGCCAAGTGATGGCCGCGCCGCTCACCCAGACGCTCGTAGTGCAGGAAACCGACGAGGCCGACGAGGCCGGCCTCGCCATCCCTGTGCGTCTGGTCAAGCCCGACGGCACCCCGTTCGCGGAAGGCGTCGCGACCATCGCATGGTCGGCCATCACCGG